TGCCGGAGATGACGGTGCCGTTCTGTAGCATGTCTTCCAGGTTGACCAGATCGCAATTATGGCAGTGCATCACAAAATAATCTTTATCATGCACATGAATTAAACCATTTTTGTGTGCATCTCGGATATCCTTTGGAAGTAGAAGCCTGTCAGTTAGTTCCTTAGATACCTCTCCGGCCATGTAATCACGTTGCGTGCTATTGATGGTTGCGTTCTTATTACTATTTTCCTGATTGATTGCGTCGTTCTGGGCATCAAGAATTTCAAGAATACTTGCGTTGGTTTTCTCTTTATCTCGAATTTCCTGACGATACTGTCGCCACTGACTATATGCATCTGCAACATCAATGAACGGGCTATTTGCTAGACTGTCCACTACGATATCCTGAATCTGCTCAACAGAAAGAATGTCCGGCATGTCTGCGATATAGTCAGCAATCGCATTCGACACACGAGCGTCGATACCACCCGGCGTACAGGTCATTGCCTTCTCAATCGCATTTACAATCTTACTTTTGTCAAAAGGAACTTTCGTTCCATCGCGTTTAATCACATATTCCATGCAATCACCTCTTAATCTTCCAACCAATGATTTTCGGCCACATAGAAAACTCCGACCGCAGCTACAATCAATGCGATCCAGAATACATAAAACCAAATCACTCGTGTACCAGCTGCAGAAATCATATAATCTCGTACTTCTTCAATGTTTTTGCCTTTAATGAACTGTGCATTATGTATAGTTTTATCGCTCAAATTCGCGTATAATGTACCATCATAACGAACATCTTTGACATAAAACTCGAACTTTACATGAGAACTGACTTGTACCGTAGTCAGGTACTTGCTGGATGGCATCTTAATGTCACCATACTCAAATTCTTTGCCAAGAAACGTAATATTCTTAGAATTGTGTTCTTCAGAACTGTAATAATCCCAAGTCCAGTACGTTTCGACTCTTGTTCTTGTATGGCCTTTGCCATCCGTAGTAGTGACAGTTCGTGTATGCATCGTGTAATGCTTTTCTTCGCAATAGATATACATCCACTGACCGTCGATACGTGGATCGCTTACGGTATCTACTGCTTCTAGTGCGCCTTGGCAAAACGCATTACCTACGTTGGTTCTCATTCCATAATCGAACATATTTTCGGACTCAATTGAAATTGCTGTATTATATTCTTTTTTCTGCTCAAGCGAATCTCTGGTGATATTTCCAGCGATAACGCTACCAAGTATCAGCATAATGAACACAATACCAACACTGACGACCAATTCACGATAAGTAATTTCGGCATTACCGATTTCCAAAAAGGTTACCGACTGCCGGTGCCGCCTCATTCCCCTCATAGGACAGATACTCATAATTCTGAACCTCATATCCAGTCAGACCCAACAGAAAGGAGTTCGGAAACTTACGAACGCTCTGCTTATATTCCTTCACGACACGATTGTAATCGCCACGATAGTTTGCAATCAAATTTTCAGTGACGGATAGCTCATTCATAAGCTCCTTGTAGTTATCACTGGACTTCAGTTCAGGATATGCTTCCGCAATAGCTGCAATCTGAGTCGTAATTTCTTGAGCGGTCTGGCCGGAAGTGCCACGAGCATTCACAACATCCATCAAAGTCTGATACTCATGTTGGTCATAAGCCTTGACGGTTTCAACCAGATTTGGAATCAGATCAGCTCTGCGCTTCTCCTGAATCTCAATGCCAGACTTAGCTTCCTGAATCTGCTCTTCATAAGAGATGGCCGTGTTCTTAGGCCCCTGCACCATAAAGGTCGTGCCAAGAATGGAAATCAACACGACACAAATAATGATAATAGGTAACTTCCAGTTGTATCTCATTTATGTAAACCTCTTAAAACTTGACCTCATCGGCACAATCAGGAACCACGGCAGTCTCGATGGTGCACATCGGCTCTGCTTTTGCCAACTTTTCTTTGAATGGATCATTAGGGCGATAAACCAAATCATGACAGACACCGCCGAGATTTGGATCATAAAAACAATCGTTAATGTCCTTCTTTGGTATCGTAGTCAGCTTATCAGTTACCTCGTTAGTGACTTTCTTGAGCGTATCTACGACACTTTCAGCAACCTTCTGCTGTTCCTCTAAAAGCTGGATTTTATAATCCAAATACCAACGTGCCTTCGTCAAATCCTGAAGCTGAGAATTGCCATCTTTGTGACCTGCCCGACTCAGATACTTGCCAACATTCCAAAGATAAGCATCCTTGTCTAACTGCCACTCTCGCAGCACTTTGATGGCCTCATAGGGATTGTCTGCACCGCCGTAATGAGCCGGGTGCTCGACATTCTTTTTAATTTCGTCAAGTGTTTCCATCAACGACCTCCTTGTTCTTTTCAATAGGTTTATAAACATCTGCCAGCTTTGGATGACGGCCACAGCAACCACGACCCTCTGGACAGAACGGATACTTCGGATTAGCCTCGCAAGAAGGAACCATCCAGTTTGCTACTTCAGGACAAACCTGTGCAACTTCCTTCTTCATCTCTGTAAACATCTCGCGGATTTCTTTTTGAGCCCTAGAACAAAGTCGAAGATGGCTCATTTCAATCAAAGCACGAGCGTTCATCGTAATGTAAAACTCTGTACAGCAAGCATTTGGCAGAACTGCACGGGCGTCTTCGTTTTTGGCGTTGTGATACTTCTTGAGAATCTGATAATCGGTATCAATGTCCGACATCATATTATCGAAAACATCAGCATCTTCACCGGTAAACGGATTTACATACTTAAACCCATCCTCACTACAATAGCGCTGACTGCGACAGCTCATGCTAATATGTCGATGACGACTAATCTGTGCCAGAAGTGCTCGGCTTACATCTTTGACGTAAAACGTAAAATTGATGTGCTCGAGCACAGAATAGTGACCGCTTGCCTTGCATCCCTTGGCAATCTTATAATCGTCAGTCATTGAAGAATCGTAACAAATACTCGCAGCTTCCTCCACAATATCTAAAGGATTCTTATCACTTGTAGGAACAACTCGCTGTGTATACGCGATCAAATCAACTGTCATTTAATCCTCCAAATACTTTGCATCTTCTTCATTGATAACGAGGCTATTGAATGGCATAATCAGCTGATAATCTTTGCTTCCAAACTTCTTTGTCCAGTCATCAGGCTCAACCTTTAAATACTTTTGGGTGAAGCCAATAACCTTGTGCGTCGTCCAAGTGATACCTTCATGACCCTTTGTGCTTGCTCGAAGCACTGTATCGCCAATACTAATTTTCTTGCCGAGAACGTCAACCATTTTCTTTTGCCTCCTTCTTGTCCCACTCATCTCTGCGTTTTAAAGCAACAAGATAATTATGTTCAGTTGTTACAACACAATCTTTTGCGTAGTTATAAAGAAGCTCGCCACGTTCATCAATCGGATACCATCGTTCAAAATAAACACGGTAATCGCCCCAATATTCATCCCATTCAATTTTCGCAACTTGTATAACAGAAACAACTACGATGTATTTACATTCAGAAGCTTGGTCGGCAATCAATACGTAATCACCAACACCAAACGAATTCCCGTACTTATCAACTACCACTTACCTCACCTCTTCCAATCAACTCATCAACAGTAACCTCTCCACAGAGAACCTGTTTAAGTTGCTCGTCGGACAACTGATATGTAATCGGTTCTCCACACTCGGTAGGATATCGAGCCAAGGTTCTGTAATATTCTGCAAGGGCTCGTTCCTTACGACCCTGCTCACGATGGTCAATACCAATCATATCGCCCCACCTCCTTCCTCAAGTTTTTTACTCTTGCCAGTCACGACATATACGTCATCTTCAAGATCTTCTTTGAGAATTTTTACGATATTAAATGGTTGTGGAAATGGGTCACCTTTATCTGTACATACAAGATAAAAAGTATCCGCCTCACCTATCACATCATAAAAATAACCTTTTCGCATTAAAATGACTTGATTCAAGCACTCCACGCAGTAACAAGCATAATAATCCGTTCTGAAGTACATCCTCATTAGGACTCCTTGTAGGGCTCCATGTCACCCTTCCAAATCTGGAAATAAGGATGTGCGTCAATGCCGTAGACTTGACCCTTCATACCAGTACTGGTGATTTTGTAAGGCTTTCCGTCTTCAAGGCTATTGATAAAGTCCTGATACTGAGGACTCATCTTAAAGAAATCTTTCTTACCCTGAATTCTCTTTACATTGATAGTGACTTCATCACCAATCTTGGGTTCCCACTCTTCAACTGGCATTCCCGCCAGAAAGTCTGGGCCACCGGCCTTCTTGATTCGCCGGGCAAGGATTCGTGCCTTACGCTGCTCTCTGCGCCGGTCTTCTCGATTCATTGAATTACTCATATTCTGTTCCTTTCAGCTTATCAAAGTAGGGATCGCCGTCTCGCTTCTCTAATAAGTTGAGCTCCCCGGCGGAGCCTACAGAATACAAACGAAAATTTTTAAAAATCTCAGCACCTTTAATAGTGGCTAGAGATGTAATTATGTACAATATATTGTGTTCTTCTGTGCCATCCGTAAGCTGAACTTCAAGTCGTTCTTTCTTTGGGATAGCTAGTTTTTTTAAATCATTCATTTTAGTTATTTGGCATAATATAAGCAAGTGCATTCAGCTTATAACAATAAAAAATATCACAAATAACACTCTTACACCTTTCTTCGGAATCGTATCCTCCAAGAATGATTCCACGCTCACCATTTCCCTGTCTTGCGTAAATATTAAGGCTTGCAGTATCAATGATGGTTATACGATCAAGATTTACGATTTCTTTGTTTTGCGTTAAAAGTAGCATTTTACACCTCACAAATCAGCAAGCTGTGCAGGAGACCAGATATCTGGAATATCCCAATCTTCTTCCGATTTTCCGTTATAAATTCCGTAGAAATATCCTTCGGACGGCACATAGACGATCCGTTGCCAGCCATTCATTCCGTGTGACTCCTTTGGCTCAAAATCACGAGTCAAAATTCTACGTCCGCCGCTGCTATAAGCGGATGTCTTTGTAGGAACCTCGACATATTTGTTATCCAGAATCCGAAGAATGTGTTTAATGGAATTTTTGGAAAGATTCATAATCTCCTCCTTAGCCGTAGCTTACTTCGTTCTTATCGTCTCGGAATCGCACAAAGGTCGGGAATTGCAGAGACTCAAGACCAGTCTTTTTGTCCATCGTGACTTCTTTGTATTTACACTCCACAATCTTGTCGATGTAATCATCAGGATTTGCCCATACGGCAGCTCTCGTAGCATCATCAAAACCAGAACCGACACGAAGTTCGTTGCCATTATAATCAACAACAAGAGCGCCCATCGTACCAGCCAGACGGTTCTGACCTTCCTCAATCGCTGTGATTCGTAGATCGACCGTATAGAATCGTTTTACCTTCAAGCAACCATTGTGACGAGTGCGGCGATATGGAACCTGCCGGTTCACAACCAGCCCTTCCCAATCGTGTTTAACCGCATAATCGAGCCAATCATAGACATCATTCACATCAGTGCCTTCGTAGACCATCTGGACCACTTCGATATTCTGTGTGCCGTTCTTCTGAATCTTGTTTTTCAGGTCGAGCAGCCGTTTCTTTCTTACTGAGTAATTCTCTGTGCAAGCATCCCTCTCAAATTCATCAACCGGCACGATATCAAAAATGACAAATTTAATCAGGCTCTTGTCGTTGCCGTCGCTATTCAAGATGGAGATTGTATCGCGGAAGTTTTGTCCATCAGTTAATCCGTCGATATTCCGTCGAATCAGCTCGCCATCAACTGCGTAATCAGTGCCAATGATTTCCTCAATGTCCTTGATGATATGGTCAAGTCCCTCGAACTTCTGTGCCTGACGAGAGATTATATCGCCCTTAAAATATGTACCCCTCGATCCATTGAGTTTACGCGAGGCAAAAATCAATTCACCTTTTCTGAATTTATATTTATCAATCGGATATCCCTGCTGAACCTCCCAGACTGGAATGATCTCTTCGCCGTACACCTTATTGATGGTGGCTGCCTCGACTCCGATCGGCAGGTTCTTAGTGAACAGTCGCTTCAGAAACTCTTCGTATTCAGGATTTTTATGTAAATAATTCTGGATTGTTGCGATGGATGCATCAGAGCCGGTATTGTGCCCAGCGCCCATAATATAAAGGTATCCACAGCTGAGATATTGAATTTCGATATCCGGCTTTGCAGTTACCTTCTTATTGATTTTTGCATCAGACAGGCCAGTCACAATCGCCGGGTCAAGCAGGAATCGGAAGAATGCCATCAGCTCGTCAGCCTCATCTCCAAAATCTTTTCGTGCATCCAGCAAAATGCGGGTCTTGTCCGTCTTCTTCTTTGCTTGATGCAATGCCTTAACCATTGCATCAAGCTTACCTATGAGCTCCTTATCTGTCATAAAGCCTCCTTGCGTATCCTGTGTTATATAGTTATAGCTAATAAAGAAAGGCTTGTCGTTACGAGCAAGCCATTTCTTTCCCGTATCCTGTATTATATAGTTAAAGAGAGAATTTTAAGCCTCCAGTGTGGAGACTTTTTATAACTATATTATACAGGATGCTCACATAATTGTCAATGCTTTTCTGCAAATTCTTTCCGTAAAAATTCCTTCAAGAACGTCCGCTTATATGGAACTCTCGAAGTCTTTACAGCCCGATCAAGAGCATGAGTTTCGGCACAAATCACACAATACTTCTTGGCACGAGTGATGGCCGTATAGAGCCATTCTCTCGTCAGCATCAGGTACGCAGAGTTGTCCATGCCAACAATCACATACGGAGCCTCACTGCCCTGCAACTTATGACAACTCAAAGCATAAGCAAGTTCAAGTGTTGCCCAGATGTTATTCCCACCAAAGTAATGTGGAATAAAGATTGTTCCCCACTGGTCAAAATCAACCAGGATAAAGCTACTCTCAATCTTTCGGATAATGCCACGGTTTCCGTTAAACACCGGACACTTCTCTTCTTTTTTCTTTGTTTTGAGATTGTATGTGTGAAGCTCATAGTTGTTCTTGTTGATGATGACCTGATCACCCTCACGCAGAGTATACACCCTATCCTTGCCATCACCATAGATTGTGACCTTTGCTTTTGCTTGACCACGACTCGGATTCACAATTTCCTGAATAGCATTATTGACTTCATAAGTACAGATACTACCACGCAACTTCTGTGGAAGTACAATCTGAATCTTCGCACTATCATTCCCTATCTTATTATATAAGGTACGGTACTGATTGATGATGTGGTTGAATGATTCACTTGCGTCTTTATAGATATCAAGCTCCAAATCACGAAGATCACCACGAATCTCACTACCAGCCCAGCCATAAGGCACCAATTGCGTAGCGTTACGAACCTTAATGCTCTCCGTGATAATTGCAGACTTAGCTGCCTGACGATGGATCTTAGTCAAACGAGCAACAGGAACGACCTTAGATGCAAGCATATCCTTGAAGATGTTACACATACCGATACTCTCAAGCTGGCCGTCATCACCAATCATGATGAAT